CTGTCAAAAACATACTTTGTCTTAAGGGTGCCGCCTCGGTCACAAAGGCATCGAATAGTTACGGTTGAATGCTCTTGCACATCCAAGGTCATAGCTGTCAGCTCAGTTGTCGCTGAATGGTCAGCCGTAAATACTAGCGTTCTCATCTAAAAATCCTCCTAGGGCACAAGGCCGAGTCATATCTTCAACTCAAGTGGTTATGTCTTAGCCATACATGGCTTGTTCTACTAAAGTTGTACTTGCTTCACCGGTTTTCCTCAACGTGTTTTCGTTCTTTCTTCCGGCTGCATTTTTTTCTGCAGCCTTGTGAACACTTTGCATTGCCCCGATAAACATTGGCGTTAACGTGCTTGTCATTGGAACCCCTGTCAGCTTGGTCAGAACAAATCTGTAATCCCATGAAACTCTCTTTCCTTCTTTAGATAACTTTGCCTGGATTGTATCTATAAAGTCTTGAGACTCCTGAGGATAAAACTCTCTGTAAGCATCGCCCTCAGCTTTTGTAAGCGTTGCATTCATTATCTTGTCTGCAACAACATTGGTTCCTCCGATGGATATTTCGGCAATGCTCATAAACTTGGCAACGTCTGTATCTGACCTGTAAATTTCGCCCTCGCCTGTAACGGGGTCGTACATGGGTTCTCCGCTAGAAGCAGCTGCGTTAGACAGAATGCTGACATGCTTTACTGCTTGAATAAACATTTCTTCTTTTATTTTTGGCGCCTCTTCCAGTTCTTTGGTGGCCGACTCTAATCTTGCGTGAAGCGTCCCTGGGTCCGAAAGCTCGCCCATTCCCTCCATGGCCATCCGGGCATCCTTTGAAGAGTCTCCAGTAGCTTTTACGCCAATAAGCGCCAACAGCACGGGAAGCGCCCTGGCCTTTTGAGGGGCTCCAGGCTGCGTGTTTTTTACTATGCGATTAACAACTTGCGTAGCCCTCTTGTTAAGGTTGGAGGCAACCAGCGATTTAACACCATGGATTGCTGCTCTTCTCTTAAACCCGGCTGCGGGTGTCACAAGCGCAGAGGTCGCTCCCGATGCCAAGTATCCGGGAATACCTCCTGCCAAAAGACCACCAACGGGCAGTGCGGCCAACATGGTGTTCATTGGAGAATGCACGGAGTAAATTTGCTTGTACGCTCTTTGAATGTCGCCAAGGTTATCTACGCCTTCTTTCAGTGATTTATAGCTTTTCTGAAGATCCTCTACTGTCTGACTTTTTCCTGAAGTAAGAAGAGAGCCTTCATCGTATTCTCTTGATAAGGTTTTTAAGAACCCTTCATAATTATCAACAAACTCTCTAAATATAGCAAAATTGGTAGCTTGGTCTTCTTCATAAGCTTTGTTCACAAGGCTCTTAACGGATTCCCATTTTGCAGTGCGGCCTCTTCGCTGCTCTTCTCCGAAATCTCTTGTTACCTTGTAGTCTTTTTCAAGTGGCGGAGTTCTGTCATGTTTAACAGAGCGGTCAATTAAACTTTCAAGTTTTTTCTCTAAGTCTGCCAGTGCTTCGGGGTCTTTGACTTTGGCTTTTTTTGCATCGGCAATATTCTTTTTTGCTTCTTTTATTAAAACCTTAAATTGCTCAGATGCCTCTGCGTGTTTTTTAACTGCATCTAAAAAGTCGCCAGTGACCGCTTCTTCGTCAAGCCCCCTGTATGGTCTTGAGTTGGCAACCTTAATAGATTCATCGACCACATTATTAAGCTCTTTGCGTATGGCTTCCATCTTGGCAGCATTAGGAGTTGCCCCCCTTTTCATGCTTTCAAGGTTGCCTCTTAAAGAACCTGCTTTTTTATCGAGCACTTCTAGTTTTTTTCGATACTCCAGCAATCCTTCGGCGCCATCATCAAACGTATCTGCGTGTCTTTTTGCTGCCGTAACAACAGCTTCTAGCTCTCTGTATGCGTTTTCAAGCTCGGTTGAATCATACGTTCTGTCGGCCTTAAGCTTCTTTCTAAACCCAACAAGAATATCAATTTGCTCATCAAGGGCGTCAGACTCTGCTTTTGATAAAGCAATGGCTTCAGACTCGGTGGCTGCTCTCTGGGCCATGCCGAGGCCTTCTTTGTCAGCCTCTCTGGTAAATGTTCTTAGAAACTGATGGTACGAAGGAAGCACCCGCGTGAAGGCTCTGTTGGTTTCTCTTTGTCGTGTCGCTGCTTTTGCGCCAAACAAAGAAGCATCCTCAAGGGTGTTCTTAAGTGCGTCGTAAATGTCAACCAGAGGGTTCCCGGACTCCAGTATGTTTCCAATTCTTTCGGACCCAGCTCTTCCGTAAACAATTTTGCCAATGCCTCTCTTCAGGGAGTCCAGGGCAATAAATAACTCTGGCAAAATATCATCAACCATGTTTTGGCTTAAAAGTTCGCTGGTTTTATACGTGTCTTTAAAGCTAAAGTTTGGAAGCTCTACATCTTTTGCAAAAGCAGCCCGAAGCTGTGGACCATACACGGCAATAGCAACATCCCCCTCTGCTGCATTTCTTGCAACCATTGAGGCAATTTGGTCTATTTGCTTCTCCAGTCCTTTTTCAATCTTGTTGAGTGCCGCTGATTCTCTTCCATCTGGGACAAGTTTTTGATTTCTTACTTCTTTTATTCTTCTTGATGCCGCGTGCAGAGTTGCAATAGTTTCATCAATAGCACCTAAAGGATTATCTGAATCTATGACCTCGCGCATCAAGCGCTTTTTCTCAGAGCCGCTAACAGAGCGAGTGGCCAGCTCAAGGCCATCTATCGCGGCATTAATAAAAGACGTTGTTTGCTCTGCAACTTCACTAGCTACTTCTCCGTGACGAAAAACAACCGTGTGAGCATATTCTGGGTCTAGCAGTTTTTTATATGTTTCTTTGTCTCCGCCATGCATGGCCTTGAGGATGCTTGCTTCGTACTCCTTGGCTTTCTCTGCAACAGGCTTTACGAACCTACTATTGTTGACGGCGCTCAAGCCCTTGCCAATTAGTGGAGAAGCAAGGCCGAGAACGCCGCCGAGGCCCCCAGACAAAAGAGTAACCCCTCCGACATGAGAAAGCATTTGCTCTGCTGTTCTGTCGGCTCTCCCAAGCATTTGCTCAGAAAATCCGTCAATGGCCCCAAACAAGGCACCCTCTACGGTTGCAGCACCCGTAAGGGCTGCGCCGCCTTGAATCATTTTATCGACAGTTTTTTGGGCCATCTCGAATCCTGCTACGGATTCCCCGGCCCCCAGTCTTTTTGCAATTGCTTTTTCTGCCGCAATGCCTGCTCTTGCACTTAGTCCCGCAGCTGTTGCTTTTGATAGTCCTTTGGCCAAAAGGCTGGTTCCGCCGGAGGCAAACGCAGGAACAACGGCGCCAGTAAGTTCACCGGCTAAAGAAATGTTTGGGTTATACTTCTCTAGTTTTGCAAGCTCTTCTTCTGAGTAAATATTAAGTTTCTCAGCAATAACATCGCTTAACCCAAAAGACAGTCCGCGGGCAACAGCTAGGCCGCCTGCCTCTAAGTTTCTTTTATCGTACTCAGCAGACTCAATTCGCTCTTGGCGAACATCTGCTTGGTCATACATGGCCCCAGCACGAAAAGCGTCTTCAGCGTACTCTGAGGAGATGGTGCCATAGCGCCCATCAGGCAAACGAACGTTTACTTCGGCCCCTGTCGCAAAAGCATACAAGCCGCTCATATATGCTTCTTGAACTTGGTCTTCTGGTATATTTACCCAAGCGCCTTCTCTTTTTCCAAACAAACGTGCCATTTTTAATTACCTTAGGTGCCCGGTTGAAAGCCCCAGGTCTGGGCTTTTGCTTGGTCAGACAGTGCTTTGCCTTCTGCCTTATCTTTTTCCGTCAGACCGCCCTCTCCGTATTGAGACTCCCACGCCCGAGTAAGGGCTCCTGGCTTTAGTCCGCCTTCTCGAACAACTATCTCATTTAGAACCATAGCAATGTTATTAAACTTCGCTAGGCCAAGCTCTCGTTCTGCTTTTGCGCTTGGAAACATTGCAACAAAGATTTGAAAATCTTTTTCTGTTGGTCGTCCGCCGTCAAACGCTTTGGTTATCATTTTAGCTGAAAGGTTCCGAGTATCTTTATAGCTTACAACGCCTTTCATTCCACCAAAAAGATCCTGGAAATAATCAGGGATAAGAGCGTCGGCTAGTCCTTCCATCGCGCTAAGGTCACCAAACTGCTGAGCAGCTCTTGGCAGCATCTGAAGAGTTTTCTGGGCCAAGAGAATAGAGTCACTTCTTTTGGTCTGAGCAGCTTTTCCTGTAGCTGCCCTGGCCTGAAACTGTGCTTCTTTGACGAAAATCTCTGCTCTAAATTTGTTACCTTCAAACTTGTGTTTTGCCTGCTCTGCCTCCATGGCAGCCAAACTAACATTCAATGCTTGAAGCGCGTTGTTTGATTTAGCTTTTGTGGCCATAGCTTGAATTTTTGATTTGGCAATTTTGTACCCAAGCTCCATAGACGCATGAAAAGCAACTCGCTCATTATTAAACCTTGCCATCATTCGAGCGTAGATATTGTTTCTGTTTAAAAGAACATCTCTCTTTTTTTGCATCTCTGCTTTTTGAGCATCAATATCTCTTTTAATTGCTCCTTCTATAATTTGAAGAGCAGTGTTTGGAATCTTCCCCCTTGAAGCGCCTTGAGCAAAGGCTCCTAAAGCAATTGCAATGGCTGAAGCCACTCTTGAAGCAGTGGAAGGAAAGGCTCTGTTTGGGTCAATTTTGCTGTTTTTGTAATCACTCTCTAGCTCATCTGTGCCTTTTTGATAATCATCAAGACCTTGTTGATGAGCTTTCTGCATGGCCCTTAATGCTCTTGATTCTTTTTCAAGATTTTCGGCTGCTGTCATTTCAGCGTCGGCAATTGCCTTCGCATCTTTTTGACCTTCGTCAAATTGTGTTCTTAAGGCTGTTATTTGCTTTTGTGTCGCATCATCAACAGCCTTCATGCCTGCGCTGATTTCTCCTCTGGCTCTTGCAAACCCAGACATCTGCTCTTCTTGAGCAGCCTGCTCAGGAGGAATGCGGCTTGCAAAAGTAACGTCAGGAGTTTGCTCTTGGGGTTTTTCTTTGTTTTCCCCCATGGCAGCATATATTTTTACAGCTTCCGTTGCAGGAATTTTTTGCTCTTTTGAAATTCTTAAAATTGCCTCAGCTCTTTGCCTGTCAGCCAGCTGCTTGTCAGATTTTTTTTGAGCCGCTTCTTTTCGCTCTTGCTCTTTTTGTTTTGCCTGTCTTTCTTCTTCTTCTTTGACAAGTGCTCTTTTTAAAACATTTTCAGGCTTAATAAATTCCTGACGCTCTCTTGCTGCTGCCCCTAATGCCATAACTCTTCTCCCTTACCCGAATCTTCTACCGACAGCTTTGCCGGTTCCGCCCATAACTGCAGCCCCAAGAGCAACTGCCGCAGGCCCTGCCCCAGGAATAGCAAAGGCAATGCCTGCCCCAATCGCGCCAAGAACTCCGCTCAAAATGTCGCCAAACAAACCTTTTCTTGCCTGCTCTCTCTGGTAGGCGATTTCCTGCATTCGAAGCTTCTTGTTCTCTGCTCTTGTTCTTCCTTGAATTAAAAGGTCTCTAAGCTGCCCTGCTGCCGCTTCACGCTCAAGTTCAGTTGCTTCCGATAACTTGGCCCCACCAATTAGCTCAACGGCCTGTGCAGCAGTTTCGCCGCCCCTGAGCCTTGCAGCTGAACGCAGCCCAGTGCCGCTCTGGGCCAAGCCTCTTTGCCCTGATGCTAATGCCTCAATGGACTCTCTTGTCCGGCGCCTATCTTCTGACTCAATTTCACCGCGGGCAACACCAGAAAGCTCTGTGGCTATTTCAAAAAGACCTTCATCTTCGAGGCCAGCATCTCGGCGCTGTCTTGCGCCTTCCCTTGCGTCAAGGGTTCTTTGAAAGGCATCTTGTCTATACTGGTCCAGTTCGGAAAAGAAAGTAGAGGGTGTTCCGTCTTCGTCTTGTTGAAAATCTCTACCTGCTAATTCTATGGCTTTTTCTTCAGCGCTTTCAAAATCTTCCTCTGTAGGCGTTGACTCTGGAAGGGTATCTAAAAAACTCTGCTCTTCTTCGGTATACTCTGCCATTATTCAGCCCCTCCAAAAAGATAGTCTGCCAGTTCATCGTTAGTCATCTCTTCTTTTTTTTGTCCGCCTGGACGCAAAGAAGACCTTATCTGGTTTTTTGTGTAATCCTTCATTTTTTTGTCCATGCTTTTTACGGAAGACTCCTGGGCCTCATCAGCAACCAGCTCATCAAGCAAAGACTCGGTGGCTTTTTCGGCTCTGTATGCATCTCTTGCTGCCTTAAACTCAGTGGCAGTCATTCCTGTTCCGCGGTAGCCTTGCGGAATTTGTCCGCCTCGGGGGAAGTATCCGTCTGTTGTCTGAGGGTCAAACTCATCCCTAATCAGCTCATCAACCAACGGGTCATCAGGAATTCTAAGCATCGAAGGAGAATACTCTTCTCCTGGTTTGCGAAAATCAGTAAGCATCGCAGCTTCTTCTGCTGCTTGAGATTCTTTAACTGCGGCTGCTTCTGCTTCTTTTTTGGCCTCGTCATCCATGGTTGTTGCATAGTAAGAAACAAGCGCAGAAAGAGATGCAGCAGCCGCGTTAACAAAACCAAGGTTTTCTGAAAGAGTAGATATTTCTTGCTGGCTCTCTAGTCTGGTTTTGCCCAGATCGATTTGCTGCATGGCATCAGCGCCTCGACTTAACGATGCCGCCTCCGCGCCTCTTCTTCTTGTTCCCCTGCCAACGTTACCAGCAGCAACAGGGGCAAGAAACCTGCCAACAAGTTCTTGAGCAAATTGCTCCTGCAGGCCCTTGTTCTGCTCTTTGATTGAAGCCTGACTTCTTAATGCCTCTGCAACAAACGATAATGCCATTATAGTGTCCTCGCTGATTCAAGCTTAAAGGAAGACTTTCTGCGTCCAACCTCAAGAGAGATGGCGTCAAGCTTGGCGCACTCGCCTGAGCCAGCTATTGTAATCTTAAACCCAATTGCTCTGCATTTTTGCTGGTCAAGATGCGCTCTGACAAGCATAGGGTTATCATTTGAGCTTGTTATTGATTTTGAATACGACGTACCAGAAGTCAAATTGTAATCATAGGAAACTGCAATTGTAAGAGTATGGTCGCTTACGTAGTCGCCTATCAGCATGGTCCTATAAACTCTTTGGGCGTGAAGAAGACCTGCTGCGGCAATGAACCCTGTCTGAACAACCACATCGTAATTTGCAGCTGTCCCGCTTGTATTGTCATCTTGAAAAATGCCCGGCCTTTGCCTGTATGTTTTCCCGTCAGCTGTCGCCCTAATAAACATCGTGCCGTTATAAACTTCGCCAACCTGAAAAGCAGAAGAGGTATACGCAATTGTCCATAAGGACCATTTTTGAAAATAATAATTGTAAATCAGATAATGGTCTGGTCCGGTTGCTGTGCCCTTGTTTGAAAGAACAAACCTTACCTCATTGGTAGAGTCTACAAGCGTCGCTCCTATAACTAGCCTTGTAGAATTATCCTCAACAGGAGCGCCGTGATAAACAACGGACAAATCTCTTCTGACTAAATATATTCCACGCTCAGTCTGATAGAAAACTCCTATCGGAGTATCAACATGAGCAGAGCCTTTTCTTGCTCCCTGGCCAGCTGCAAAAACTCTTACGTTTGTAAACCCGCCCTCACCAAGAGCAGTAAAGCCCTCTCCTGAAATGAAGTAGCCGTTGTCCTCAGAGAATATTAAAAGATGGTCTAAGTTTGACTCAATGCCCACCACCTTTGAGTTGTCTGCTGGAAGGACAAAAGAAAAGGGCTCAGGAAAACCAATCTCTTCACCGTCCACAACTGGCTTTGAGGTAGCAATTACATCGTCGGAGCGAACAACAGCAGCTCTTCCTCTGTGAGAAACAATGTCACTGCATGAGCCCATAAAATCATTTGCCAAAGAGACGACGGTGTAGAGCTGCTCATTTGCTTCTATGTTTATGTTTTTAGCATCATCAACAAACGTCATGATGCTAAACTCAGAAGGGTAGCTTACAGGTATCGCACCTATTCTGTAATAAATAGCGCCGCCCGGTTCAGTTCTGTAAATAACTATTTTTATGTTTCCGCTCTCTGGCTTCCTTGAAAAGCTTGGAGGGTAAACTGCCACCGAAGCTCTTTTCCCTGTGTCAGAAGGAATAAAGCTTTGCGCTAAAGAGGGCCGAGAACGATGCACGTTGCCATTGGCGTCAGCCCACTCATAAATAGCCTTGTATTTGTAATCATCGCCTGCACTGGGCACAGTCAAACCATCGCCCGCTGCGGTTGTTTCTGTCACGGTATGGATTGCTGGGTAAACTACAAAGCCTTGTTCAAATATACTGGACTTGTCGTAACCACTTAAGAATCCGCCAGTAAAAACAAATGAGCGTCCCGCCTCAATTGAAGCCAGGGGCCTGTCAGGGTCAAAGTCTAATTCGCAAAGTGAGATTCCAAAAATATTGTCTTTGTAGTTGGAGAAATATCCGTCAGCTGGCTCATACTCTTCGTACCCAACAAACTTAGACGCCCCGAAAACAAACTTAGTGTTTGTGTTTTTTGCCGTAACCCTTTGAACACCGTAAAGGTTTCTTCTGATTTGAAACCGGTCAGTTCCACTTATATTCTGAGCCAGCGGAGACCTCTGTACCCATTCAGATGTAAGGCATGTTGCGCAGCTGCCGGTCGGACACGCCGCCATCATCTGGTCGCTAGAGTTCAGAATAACAATATTATTGTTTAAGCCCCTTGTGGAATTATCCAGAAGAGAACCAGCTGTTGTTGGGCTGGAGCTGGCGTTTGCGGCAACAGCTGCTAGAGAGCGCCTTACTAAGCTTATGTCGTTTACCTGAGACACGGCTAAGTACAAGTCTGAGTTGTACCTAAACGCATCAGAAGTAATGCTTGAGTTCCAGGCTGTCGGATTGCTTATGGTTGTTATATTTCCATCGGCAGCTGCACGCTCTCTTGTTACGTGAGAGATTCTATGCTGAATAACTTTTTCGCCATTGGTTCCGCCAGCAAGGTTTGTTGTCTCAACCCATATATGAACTGAGCCACCATCAACAAGCGTTCCTGCTGTGCCAGAAAGAAGATGCTGGTTTGTTAGAAATCCATCAGAAAGAAGGTAGGAGCCTAGGTTTGCTTTAATTGTTATTATTCTTTGCTCTGGGTCGCCACTTGGCTTGTGTGTCGTCCCAAAAACAATGTTGTGGTCAGATGCATTTGTAGAATCATTTAAGCATTTTAGAAAAATATCGTTTCCAAATCCTTCGTTGTTTTTCCAGGCCTCAAAGTGAGGAGTTATTTCATTTGTGCCTGTTCCATAAGTAACCGTCGTAGACGCTGCTGCGGCAAGGTTTGTAGAGCTTCTTTGAAAATACTTGAAAGAGTACGCATTGGTTGTGCCAGTGTTTCTGTATGCAACAAGAATCATACCCTCGCTAACGCCTTGGTCGCTTGTGTATCCGTTTACTGCAATATCGCCAAGAAACAACGGGTAATCAGTATGAAGGTCTGTGACGATTGTTCTTGTCACATCAACAGTGTAGCTGTTGATTGTTGTCTGGCTGGTGCAGTTTATAGAATCATAATATATTTTTCCATCACCCTGCTGCCAAAGAATATAAACGACTACACCCAAAGCAAAACACTGAACCCTTGGGGTTACATAAATCTGGTCGTTATTGTCTGACACGCCTGGAAAAGTAATGGTTTTTATTTTGACATTGTCCCTTAAGACGGTGCCAGTCGTCGAGTCTTCAACCCGCACCATTACGGAATAACTGGTTCCGCCAAACTCATACTCTTGCCAAGCGTAGACACGGGCCACGCCCGCCTCTTGCATGTGCGTGTTGCCTTGTCTTCGATCTCTTTGCTGCTGAATTATTGTATTGCTAAATTCGCTTGGAACATGGTTTCCCTTGTCCATCCACTCATCAGAACCTGTTCTTGAGTATATCCTAGACCCATCAAACAACAGTGTTTCATCATCATACTGAGCAATTGCCACGGCAGAAGAAAGAGACCCACCCCCAACCTTTGATACTCCTTGCTGGTCAAATCCTTCTCGTTTTTTAATTTGACCTGTTTTCTCGTACTGAACATTCTGAGCATTCAGCAAAGAGCCCGGCTGAATTGTTTTGTCGGAGCTTTTCTGGTCAATCCCGCTCAGGAAAGGAAGGGACACTACGTTTTTTTCAATAGCCATTTAAAACACCCACAAACTTACTTCTACATCAGCAGAAGCCACAAGAGGAATGTAACGTAGAGGCGCAACATTATCAGACTTATCCACCTTAACAGTCGCGTGAGCATCTTTAAAAACAATGACATAACCTGAGTAGTTCCTGTTTAGTCCGTGAAACACTCGATGCTTTGTTGTGCTTAGCTTTACGTTTTTTATTAAGCGCCCCGGAGGAAACATCTCAGAGCGAAGCTCTGTCGCGTATGATTCAATTTGGTCTTGAATCCTTGTTAGGTCAGTATCGTTTACTCTGTGCCTGACAAAATTAGCCATAACTAAATCCGATAAATATGGTCTCGCTTACGAAACGTGCCTATTCTTGAATCTGTTATTGCTGTCGGCTCGCCGGGGTCTCTGTCGGCAGCAGCGTTTTCAATTCGCTCTTTTAGCTGCTGTTTTTGCACCATCAGCATTTGAACATCAGACTCTTCTTTTTGCAGGCATTTAATTGCAGCATCTACAACTACATATTCTTCGTAACCAAATGCGACCGCTGGCGCCTTGTTTACAACTGTTTCGCTGTCTTCGCTTCCATCGGTTGCAAACTGTTGAGCCTCTGGAACATAGAAAAGAGTTGCTGTCCCGGACACTGTTGGGGCCGGAATAAATTTAATCTGATTGCCCTGTATGTTGTACAAGGTATTGGTTACTCTACCCGCCACCACAGCCGGTGAGTTGTACATGTTACGCTCTTGGAATGAGAATCTACGAAGGCGATATGTTGTTCCCCCAGTATCAAAGTCAACTCCCAGGGCTTTGTAGAATGGTTTGTCAGAACCGGCTG